GATTTTAAAGCGTTTAACAGTGCTATAATAATTCCAAGTTAAGATAAGACTTCAATAATGTTAGCCTAAACACAAATAGGCAATAACCTCTGAAATGAGACAAAACAATTTTTTTCTTTTTTCTTTTTTTTAAAACATTTCCACCAACAATAGCCCAAGGAATTAATGCTCCTAGTGCGTATAGCGAAAAACAGTTTTCTTCGAAACACTTATATATACAAGTCAGGGGCTAAATACAAACGGACAGGAAACAATCAACGCCTATTCATGAATAAGAATGGGGTTCCTAAGTTCGTATGCTTTTATTACATAATTATCCCACTTATAAATCAAGTTACCTCTACTAGTACCTGCCTTGCAAAACTCGGCATTACGGAAAAAATCCTGCTTGGAAATATAACCCATTATGTAAGCATTAGTCATGTCTTTGTTAATGTTGACAAACCAATATTGGTCGCATTTCTGCTTCTTACTATAACCGAATATTGTACAGTCATAAAACGGTTTGGGGGGATTGTTTATCAACTTGGTCTTGACTTCGATCCTAATACCCTTATAGTCAATGTCAAAGTCATACATCTCATAGAACGATTTATAAACGTGTGGAGTCACGCCTAGGTAGTCACCAATAACAATCTCACCCAACGCACCTGTCAGGTATGCCCTCTCACCAATCTTGTTTTGCTTGAACTTTAGTGTCGGATTGGAGATTTTCTTTGCCCTTTCAATTTGGTCTTTTGATACTGGTAATTTTAACAATGCTTAATGTCAGCCCCACGCAAGTTATAAAGGTTTATATAAACCAGTCGATGACGTAACTGATGAAACGGAAGGATAGCAGGCTTCGTTCTTTCTGCGAAATAACATTTGATACCGTAATAGCAGCAGCCATAGCCACCACACTTAACTATTTGATTTTGCCACATTATATTGAAACCATAGAGAGTGGAGAATTTTTAGGTATGCTGTCAATATCATTCTGGTATGTTGCAGCATCAATGATAAGAAAATACTTTATAAGAAGATGGTTTGTGAACATGAAGGGAAAGCCTACCGTTTTTCGAGAAGTTTGTCTTTGTCTGTCTCGTTTGAAGCGATAGTGTGGAAATTACTTGGAAACCAATGCTGTAACTGAGACATACATCTTATAAGTTGACGCTTGCTGTGTCCACCAAACATGTCGCCACAGACAAGGCATATAATTTTCTCTACCTGTTTATTTCCTAAATGTTCCAATCTATCTCTTACCGAAAAACTGTTCGCCAATGGTCTTAGTTGACATTTCCATATAGTCAATAGTATCAATTATAATCTTCTTGATAATGTCCTTGTGTATCTTATCAATCCAGTCCTCATGCAACAGTTCAATCAAGTCATGCAGGAAGCCAGTTCCACCGAGAGCACTCATGTCCACTTCTCCAAAGTACTTGTGTCATACACATTTTTTTCTGCCTCAAGTTTCTGCCTTCCAAAGAAGTTAATCTTAGCGTCATTGTACAAGTAAAGAACTATCATGATTATTCCTGCTGGAAGGAATATCGCAAGCATTATAAATGACCAGACAAGATACCAGTTTACCATCTTAACCACATGAATGTTTTTCGTATTTATGATTGTGTAAAGCCTTCTTGTTCAAAAAAGTATCATCACATAAAGGACATTGCTGATGAAACCTATAATTAACCATTTCTCTTACTAACCTCATTCATTTCAATCTTTCTGAAGTTATGCTTAGTTATAAATGTATGCAAATCTGCCATCTCTTTGGTTTCAAAATGTAAACCACATCTGTAGCACTTGTATATGAATTTCATTTTTTCTCCTTTACTGATTCCAGCATATCATCTATCATTTCCTTAAAATTATGAATCTTTTTTGCTTTCTTAACAGTCTCTTCATAGCCTGATTCCTTACAGCATGGCTCATACTTCTGACAGTTAGGAAACATTGATTGAACTTTAACTATAATCTCATCGTCAGGAAGATCATGTGTCTTGGAACTTGCAACAGGTTTCTTATTCCAAATATCAGGATCGTTGGGTTTTTTATTTTCGGTCATATTTCCATTTTCTCCAACAGTCTTACATATGTCATAATTGTATGACTGTTGACACCTGAAGCTTTAGACAGTTTTCTAAACGAAATAAACGGTTGATTGCCATATCTTCTATTCATTCCTAATCCTCTTCAAGTCTTCCAGTGCCATTTCATTCAGTGCTTTCACTGACATATCTTTATCTTCACATTCCATTTCCAGTGCAATATTCCTATTATACGCTGTTGTTGAATCGTTAATCTCAATCTTTATCTTATTCACCATATATCTCTTCACCTATCTCACCATCTTTAACCTTATAGCCCTTTACCTTCTTCTTATATTTTTCATAATTACATCCCTTCATGGTATATAATTATTACTCTCTTATATAAATCCTTGTAACGCCAAAATTCGGCTGCCTTCGGCAGCCTTAAACTAAGTCTTTATCTGCGTCTAGGCGTTCCGTCTCTTCTCGAATCTTGTCTTCAGCGAGGAAATTGAGTTTCCAAAACGTACTGCGATCAGACCTAGGAATCTTATTAGGATCTTTCTTACCGAATACAAGGGTAAACCAATTAAGGATGGTGTTGTAATCACTTATTTCTAGTTCGACCATATTTAAACCTAGTATTAGTAGTAATAAATATTGCCTAGCTGGTTAGCCTAAGACCAGCCCTCCCTTTCACAGTTAATGCTACTAAGGTATGCAGACTCACACCACTAGGCATATAACAATATTTATAAGGTTATTTAATCTTTGTGTGGTATGGCATTAGGCGAAAAGAGGGATGTAAAGAAGAGGTGTTCTTGTATACCAAACGAAGGAAGAGATGTATATTGCTCAGAGCATGGTGACCAAAGGTATAGGACAGGTCAAGAATCTATACCGTAACAAAAATTTAACAGGATTTGACAAAGTTTATTAGGCAGTGTATTTACTGACTTATATGGGTTTATATGGAGGTTTAAAGGACTCTATTAAAGAATCACTTGGTTTTAAGACTAAGGGTTTTACTGAAACAACTGCTAGACCTAGCATATCACAACCATATTTCTCTACAGATACTGGTGCTAAACTACCTATATTTCCATTCCCACTTATAATGATTTATGAGTTGGCAGATAACATAGACGCTATTAGGATACCTATTGAAACACTTAACAGGGAAATGTTTAAAAATGGATTTGAAGTTGTTGAAAGGTTTAAATTCAGATGTGCAAACTGTGGTAAGGAGTTTGACTACAAGCCAATTAAACAGGAAGAAAAAGAGGAATTAAACATGGCTGAAAAAGCCGAAAGCGTAGTAAAAAATGATTTGGAGTGTGACACCTGTGGAAGCAGTGAGATTTTAAGACCAGAGCCAACAAACAGAAAGATACTCGAAAAACTAATTCATGATCCAGTAAACGGAAACGGACAGACTATTGAAGACGTTGCAAGAATGTTAGAACGTGATTTGGAGATTGCAGACAATGCATACTTGCTTTTATTGAAAAATTATTGGTTAGATGATACTACAGGAAAGATTGACCATGAAAAGACCGAAATTAAGGAGTGTTTAAGAATTGATCCACCTCAAGTCGCTATGATAGCCGATTCAGACGGTAGGATTGGTTTTGACGACAAAAGAAACAAGGTTTGGGTTTGTCCACGCTTTGAACATAGAGATAAACGATTATTAGAACCAACGTGTGATAGATGTGGTGCAGAAGGCATAAAAGCAATAATAGAAGTCAATTCAGTTTACTCTTTGGGTATTCCACAACCAAAACGTGTTATTTATGGTGAAGGTGAAGTTATTTGGAAAGCAGGTAAGTACAGACCAGCACTGGTCTATGGATACTCACCAATTTACGCAATATGGTCAAAGGCAATGTCTTTGTCACATATGGATGAATATATTAGAAAGTATTTCGATAAAATGAGACCTCCAAGAGGTATGTTAGTAATTGCGTCTCGTAATTACGAAACATTCAGAAAGTCATGGGATATGCTGGAACAGAAGGCTACAGAAGATCCATACATGATACACCCACTTTTAGTTGAACAGGAGAAGGGTGGTAAGAATTTAGCACAATGGTTAGACTTTACAGGCTCACTTAAGGAACTAGAGTTTATTGCAGTAAGACAGGAACTAAGACAGATTATAGGTGCAATATTTGGCGTATTGCCTCTCTATTACGGAGAAATGCCTTCTGGGTGGTCACAGGAAGGATTACAGGTTACAATAACCAATAGGGCAGTAAAATGGGGGCAGGACATATTGTACAAGTCATTTTTCAGGAGACTAGGAGAAGTTTTAGGAGTTGAAGATTGGGATTTGAAATTAAAGGAAGCAGAAGAGACAGACGAATTAATGCACTTGCAAATACAGGGAACTGAGATTGAAAACATGACAGCACTACAAGGAATGGGATTTGAGATTACAAGGTCACATACTGGCGATTTCAAGATCTCAAAAGATCCAGTAATCGGAATGAGAGAAATGATGGAGATGGGGCAAGGAGGAACAGAAGGAAGAGGCAGAGGCACTGCAGCACCCAAAGAAGAGAGACAGAGTATGCAGGGCGAGCCGAAAAACAGAAGACCTTCAGACATTGGTGGAATAGCACAGGGCAGTCCGTCTAGTGGAAAAGGAACTTCAATGAGTAAGAAGAATTACCCAGATGGTATTACACCTATTAATTTTAGAGTAGTTAAGAATACACTGCAGAGTGCAGTAGATAATGGATGGAAAAAGACAAAGACAGCAGAACAGTTAAGAAAATATGCACGTATGACAGTTAGACAGGCAAGAGAAATAGTTAAACATGAGTTTGAGTCAGTAAGGAGGTGGGAAAATGACGAAGGAGAAAAATGAGGAAATCACAGCAGGAATAGTACAGTTAAAACCAAGTGGTACAAAACTTGTAAGAAAGCATGGTATTGTGTGGAAAGATAAAATTGACGATCAGACAAGAGAAGTTAAAGAAAAGAAGACTGTAACTAATGTATACAGTGCAGACTACAAGCTAATAGATGATACCATAGAAGAAATCAAAAAGACTTCTAGAAAGGTTTGTATAAGCGATTATGCTGCAAATAATGTGTATATAATTCTACAGTTTGCTTTGAAGAAAGTTGTACTGGCAGAAGCGTGATGGCAACAAAATTAGACGTAAACACTGGTGGATTCGGTATTGGTAAGAAGCTTTGGGAAAAGCACCAAGCTGATGAGTTTACACACGTAGATAATTATAAGGAAGCAGTCTGCATCAACTGTTTTTCAAAAGACGCTGCAGCAGCAACTATAGCAGATATATGTGGAGAATGTGCTGGTAAGCGTGGTAGAGAGCCACTATTGGCAGTAATATCATCTAAAATATATGGTTTATGTTTCTTTTGTGGAAAACACCAGTTTAACATAGAACAGATAAACGCTAGATTCTGTATGGGCTGTCACAGAAAAATAGCCAACGTAACTAAAGAATACAATAAAAAGGGTGGAATGATGGGTGCAGATCCATTTTGGATTTCAATGCGAAAGAAATATGGAAAAGATTGGCGATGGTCGTTTAATGATCCAACAACGTCAGTTAGACGGTAAACTTGGTTTTAGTCTATTTTTATACATTTTAGGTTTTAAAACAATGTTTATTCTATCCATAACCGTATCATAGAAATATTCTTGTTCTTCTGACTTTAATCTTCCCATTATTACATCTCCAATGTATCTATCCACTCTAAACTCTAAAAGAGACTTTCTAAAAGTTTTCGGCATTATTTTTACTCTCATTTTGTTTTTATCGAATTTAACATTCTTCTTTAGTATTTGTATCTCTTTACCATTTCTATACTGTAATAAATCATGTTCTCCGTTTCTAAAGTGAACAATAGACCTTTCCATTCTAGGTCTTTCTTTTTGGGTTGAAGATTCAGTAACCACCCATAAATGATTCTCTTTGATATCATCTAACCTCAAATACATTGCTGTTATAGGAGAATGATGAATCTTCTCTTTCACTCTGTCTTTATATCTCTTTAAGTATTCTTCCTCTGTTTCATATACATAAAACGCTGTACCCATTATAATGGATTGATAATCCTTATTAATAACTGTTTGTATTTTTAGGCATGGAAGAATATATTAAATGTCCTTGTGGCTCTAAAAAATGGGGCTACTCATCTGAAGAAATAGGATATCTATATGTCTGTTATAAATGTGGGAAGTATTCAGGCAAGGGTGTCCACCCAATGCTGTTGGAACTAACAACATCAGATCCTACATTCCTAATGTATATGATAGAGAGAGGTCTGCTTAAGAAAATTGAATCAGGTAAATAATACTTTTAAACATCAGCGACATCAGATATTATGGAAGACACGTTCCCAAACTTTGGCTATGAAGTCATACTTATAGTCATAGGTATATTTTTGTCTGGTCTAGCAGCGAGTTTTATAGGCAAGCTCAAAAAGAGGCAGGACTGCTTGGAAAAGATAGCAAGAAATGTGGAAGAACTGAACAAAAGGTCTTATAGAATTGAAAAGACCATAATAATTCTTGTAAAATTACAAGAGGATACTATTTCAAGAACACACCCAGAACTCAAGACTGAATGGGAAGAGATTGTGAAGGAGTTATTAGACATGGATAATCCATCTAGGGTATAATCTTTATATATATGGATTATGTATCTCATCTCATGGTAGATCCAACATTAGTAACAGTAGCTGCAGCAGTGATCGGAGCAGGTTTAAATACTCTGAGAGGATATTTACACACCGAAGATCGACATTACTCTGCTAAAAAACTAGGTGGAGCATTAATCATATCTACATTCGCTGCAATAGCTATCGCACAAACTATAGCTGTTGACTCTGTAAGTCTGATAGGATTAGCCTTAATAGGACTCTCAACTGGTTTTGCTGCTGACTTTGTAGTAAGCAAAGCAAAAAAAGATGATGAGTAAAGCGTAGGTTTTCTTTAAAAACTACCTTTTTTTTCATTTTTTCATAATACTTATAAGTTATATAGTACATGAGATTTCATGAGTGAGATATTCTTTAATAAGATGGTCACCAAAGGTTTAGAGCCTATAGAGTCAGACGGAAGATTTTTCGAGGGATATTTGACTGTTGAAGTTAAGGACAAACAGGGAGAAGTTACAATAGTAGATGAATTATACAAGGTATTACCAATATGGATGGATAGGGGAGCACCTATCACAGATACGCATTCAAACAGGGTAGTAGGAAAGGGTATTAATTTTTCTAGAGCCAAGTATACAGATGTAGACGGTGAAGTATACCCAGCAATCAAGGTTACAGGAAAGATATATGATGATTATGAATTAGACAACGAGATATGGAGAAAGATTAAATCAGGTGAGTACAAGGGTTTAAGCTTCGGTGGATCTACAAAGACAGACAGACAGCCAATGAGAATGAAAGATGGCTCAATAGCATATTCACTGTCAAAATTAGAACATTATGAAGTTGCAGTATGTAAAGATCCAGCAGTTCCATTGGCAGTTATTACAGATATAAATCCAATAGCAAAGGCTAACATGAATTGTGATAATACAGGATGTTACGTTACAAAGCCAATACTAGGTGAGCCTAACTTTGAGGCAGCAACCAGTAAGGTAATGGAAGAGTCTAACGTACCAGAAGCGAAAGCAAAGAGAATAGTAGGAGCAGCAGAAGCAAATGCAAAAAGAAATTCAAAGGAAGCAGCAGTAATAT